CGGGTACGTCACACCACAGCATGTTGCGTTGATGATGGACTGGGTGAAGACAGCGCGGCTGCTCAACGACATCCGCCATGAGGATTCGTGGATCGACAAGTGTGGGTACAGCGCATTGGGCGGAGAGTTCACTGAGCGGGAGAGGACAATCTCAAAACGGCTGGATAAGATACTGGGTAAGTCCAATGACTAATGGCTTCACAAAAGACAGCATCATCGCTGCGCAGATGAACCAGCCAAAGGAACTGGCGTGGAACATCCCGACAGAGTTCCCTGACCTGACGCACCACAAGCAGATAGCCGTGGACCTTGAGACGTGTGACCCGAACCTGATGACACTGGGCCCAGGTTGGGTGCGCAAGGATGGGTTTGTGGTGGGCATTGCTGTAGCTGCGGGCGACTGGGAGGGGTACTTCCCTATCCGTCACGCCAACGGGCACAACATGGATGCAAGGATCGCGCTCAAGTGGCTGCAGAAGCAGATGGCAACGCCGCACATCGACAAGATATTTCACAACGCGACCTACGATGTTGGCTGGCTACGCGCCGAGGGCATCAAGGTCGAGGGCCGGATCATCGATACCATGATTACGGGTGCGGTGGTTGACGAGAACCGTTTCTCCTACAGCCTAAACAACCTTGGTCGGGACTACCTTAACGAGCGCAAGGACGAGAAGCTCCTGCGCGTGGCTGCGGCTGAGTGGGGCTTTGATCCCAAGGCTGAGATGTACAAGCTGCCGCCTGAGTTTGTTGGGCGCTACGCCGAGCAGGATGCAGGGATGACCTTGCGCTTGTGGGAGAGGCTCAAGATCGAGCTAGACCAGCAAGACCTCTGGAACATATGGAACCTAGAGACCAGCCTCATTCCTATGATGTGCGACATGCGCCAGCTTGGTGTGCGGGTTGACTTGGACAAGGCGGAACAAGCCAAGGGCTACTTCAAGAAGAAGAGCAAGGAGATCAAGGACGAGATTTATCGCCAGACCAAGATCAAGGTAGAGCCTTGGGCAGCGGCCTCTGTGGCTACGGTATTCGACGAACTAGGGTTGGTCTATCCAACGTCGGATGACGCACAGGGGGACCTTCTCCGTAAGTCTGGGGTGCCTTCCTTTACCAAGCAGTGGCTCAGTGCAAACTCGCACCCCGTTGCGCAGATGATTGTGAAGCTGCGGGAGTTCGACAAGGCCGAGACGAGCTTCATCGATTCCATTCTCAAGCACGAGCACAAGGGCCGCATCCATTGCGAGTTCCACCAGCTTCGCTCTGATGGCGGAGGCACGGTGACCGGGCGGTTCTCTTCGTCCAACCCTAACCTCCAACAGATCCCGGCTCGGGACCCAGAGATCAAGAAGCTGATCCGCGGACTGTTCCTTCCGGAAGAGGGGACCAAGTGGGGGTCGTTCGACTACTCGAGCCAAGAGCCGAGGTTACTGGTCCACTTTGCAGCAAGCCTGAAGGGGGAGAACAAGCATCCCATCGTCGATACCATCGTCGAAGAGTACAACACAGGTGACGTTGACCTGCACCAGATGGTGGCGGACTTGGCTGGAATCACCCGCAAAGAGGCCAAGGTCGTGAACCTCGGCATCATGTACGGCATGGGTAAGGGCAAGCTCGGGGACCAACTAGGTATAAGTACTGAGGAAGCGGGCGACCTATTGCAGAAACACCAAGACAAAGTTCCGTTCGTTAAGAACTTAGCTAACCTAGCTAGCAGGCAGGCGGAGAAGACAGGGCAGATCCGGACTCTGCTTGGACGGCGCTGTAGGTTCAACATGTGGGAGCCTCGTACCTTTGGGTACAGCCAGCCGCTGGAATACGAACCTGCAATGAAGAAGTATGGACAACCACTAAGAAGGGCCTTCACTTACAAGGCGTTAAACAAACTGATCCAAGGTTCGGCTGCGGATCAAACTAAAAAGGCGATGGCTGACTGCTATGCAGAGGGACTTTTGCCTATGCTCACGGTCCATGATGAACTATGCTTCTCAGTAGAGAGTGACGAACAAGCGAAGCGCATCAAGGACATCATGGAAAATGGACTGTCTGATGTCTTGAAGGTTCCCTCCAAGGTAGACGATGAACTCAAAAACAACTGGGGAGAGATCGAATGAAACTTGATAAGATGAAAACGGTTGGCCTACGCGACATGCATCCTATGCAAATATATCACCTGATGGAAATGGTGGGCATGACCTTGAACCTTGCAGCCATGACCAGAGACGCGGACATACTTGAGGAAACAGAAGCGTACTGCGACGAATTAATTAAGCTGTTTGGTGGGGTGGGGGTATCAATGTCAATTGACATTGACCCAGGCTTTACCCACGGCGGCTCGCAATCTGTGCATTAGCCACTACTGAGATCGTCCTAGAGATCTAGCCAAAGCCTGTGTCGCCGGATCACCGCCTAGTAAAGTAGGGTCAACCTGGCCCTGCGGTGCTGAAACAGGTGGGGCAGCAGGAACAGGGGCTGTCATCGCCGGGGGCATAGGAGGCATCGTAGCCGCCGCCGCCGGGGAAACAAACGGCAGTGCGCTGGATTCTGTAGGTTTAACAAAAGTTGCTCCTGGAGGAAGCGGAGCATTGTATTTCAATGGCTTGTTTACTTCCTCTAAATAGCGAGTGTTCATCTGCTGCTGCAGCTTTGCTAAATCCGTTGCACGACGAACAGTGCCCTCTGTCAGTGCTTCTTTTCTGATTCCAGCCAAAGTATCTCTAGAGGCTTTAGAGGGAGCAAACATTCCATTGACAATTTTAGCTGCCTCAGAACGACCGATGTTAGCGTCTCGCACTAATTGCTGGCGAATCTCTGTTTCACTTAGCCCAAGCGTTCTCATGTTCTGTACTTCGAAATACAGACGGCTCTGCTCCTTGTACAGGGCCTCAAGATAGTCGTCCCAACGATTAAGGATCTGTCTGTCGCTGGACTCCATGTTACCAAGAACCGCCGTTGCTGCGCCACGGATATCAGAGCGGTTACCTGCGTACTCTTTCCCTGCAAACTCAAGCGCGGTCCGAGAATCAAGTTCCATGGGTGTAAAGCCTGAGACCAAGCGCATGGCTTCGACGTATGGGTCGTGATATTTACTCTGGACTCCTTGCTTCGACTCCATGCCAAAGGCTGTTTTGCTTAGACGCCCAGGAACGATGTTGCCGTTTTTCTCTGTCAGAACAAGGCGAGTATACTCCGGAGTTAGACCACCAAAGATATGTGCCGCTGATTTCAGCGCGACCGCCCATCCATCATCAATGGTGCCGTACACTGTGCCCCCAGCTTTAGTCTTCCCGCCGCGACCGCCTGGTGCACTCTCAGACGTAACATCCATGATGCGCTCAAAGATCATTGTTTCTTGTGTGAATGGTTCTCCGAAACGTGACAGACCATTTAAAGCAGCAGCCGCGGCTGCTTGCACATCGCTTTTATCTAGCTTTTGTTTTTGCTGGTAGGTCTGCACCGCAGCGTTAGCTGCATCCGACAGATAGGCGTAAGGGAAGGTGTAGCTTAGATCTATAGCCTGGTATCGACCAGGGCCATAAGTGTCGAGTATCATGATGTCGTGGCCTGACTCTTTTAAATAGTCAGGAACAGACGATTGTAAGATCGCATCGTATTGTTCTTCGCTGAGACCATTTGCCTGCATAGACATTTTTACAAGCATTTTTGGAAGAACTGCGTTGACGGCACCAAACGCCGCTAGACGTTGCGCACCATTGCCACGAATGCCCTGCTCGAACGCCGCGATCTGCGCCTCGGTGTAGCCCTCGGCTACCAGTTCTTGACGGATAGCAGGGCTGATTTCAAACGCCATCTCTCGCATACCACGTCCGACAGTGTTAAAAGCGTTACGAGTGTTTTCTGCTGCGAACGACGTAAAGTTACCGACGATTGGGATTTTGTCCACAAACTTGGCTGCTTCAACAATCCGGCTGTACGTTGGCATTGTATTCTTAACAACCTCTGCGGCTTGTAACTCCACAGGGGTTAAATAGGTGAACGACTTGCGTTCACCTGTGCGTCCGGATCGCACTCCTAGACTAGACGAGCCTGCACCACTAAACAGTTTGTTCTCTATGAACGCTCTGTTGATAGTCGGATTCATCTCAGAAATACCTGCGGCTTTAAACACATCCAAGAGCTTGCCTTCTTCGCCAAACAAAGCTGCGCCTTTTGCAACAGTGTCTGTGCCAGAGTAAAACTTCTCGAAGTACCTCATACCCAGTGCAT